CCCCCCCCCCCGAACTGTCTACATATCCCGTTCAAGGATTTCTTGTGCCAAGAATGGGGACTTTGAACGGTTCCCGGATTCGGCCATTGCCTATGCGTGGTATGTGTGGGAAAAAGGCTTCACCGGTGATCCGGTAATTAAGTGGTTCAACTGAAAGGATGGTTGATATGGAAATCAAGGATAGTGGGGATCGCACCCGGTTTGATACCGGGGCGGTTCGTGATATGCACACCGGCAAGGGCCGGATGGATTTATTGCCGTGGGAAGCCTTGGTGGAGGTTTCCAAGCATTGTGAAGAAGGGGCGCTGAAGTATGGGGAACGCAACTGTGAAAAAGGCATTCCCATTCATAGCCTGATTGATTCGGCCTTCCGGCACCTTGCCAAGTACATGATGGGTATGAAGGATGAACCCCACCTTCGGGCGGCGGCTTGGAACATTCTCTTTGCCCTTTATATGGAAATCAAACACCCTGAACTTCAGGATATACCAAGCAGATTGGAGGATCAGCAGAAATGAAGATTATTAAGCCTGATGTGGAATTCATTACCCCGATTGACGGAGCCGCAATCCTGAAGCGCCTTGAACAGTGTGGGCGGGTTTGCTATAAGTCTGAAGCCAAGATCACCGACACCAGCGCCCCGGCTTTTGTGGCCGGGATTATCAAGCGGGGCCATGAAGCGGTTCTTGAACACTGTTCCTTCACGGTAAAATTCATTTGTGATCGTGGGGTTTCCCATGAAATTGTTCGCCACCGGATGGCTTCTTACTGTCAGGAAAGCACCCGGTATTGTAATTATAGCAAAGATGGCTTCGGGGCTGAAATCACGGTGATCATGCCTTGTTTCCTTGAAAGGAACAGCATTGCTTATAATCATTGGCTTTGGGCTTGTTCCCAAGCGGAAGATTCCTATTTCAATATGCTTGACTTTGGTTGTTCCCCGCAGGAAGCCCGGTCAGTTCTACCCAATAGCCTGAAAACTGAAGTGGTTATGACCGCCAACATTCGGGAGTGGCGGCACTTTCTGAAACTTCGCTGTTCCCCCGCCGCACACCCGCAGATGCGGGAAGTGGCGCTGATTCTGTTGGAAAAGGTTCACGCCCTGATTCCGGTTTGCTTTGATGATATTTGGGGTGAATACCATGTTCTTTAAGAAAGCTGGCGGCAGTATCTTTGGGGTTTCGTTGAACAAGGCTGAACAGAAGGCTTTGGATCAGGAAATCAAGCGGCAGATTGTGGAACATGATCACCGGTTCGATATTGACAAAGAAAGTATGATCCTGTGGATGCTTCACACGGAATTTGGCTTTGGCCCCAAACGGCTGAAACGGGCTTGGGAACTGTTCTATTCTGAAAGTCAGAAGTTGCGGGATTATTACCTTCTTGATGAAGGGGATGAACCTTGGATTGCCCGTCAAAAGTTAAAGGAAATTGGCTGTGATGTGGAAGCATGGTATCAGGAATGGAGGGAAACCAATGTTCAAACCTTGGCAAAACAGTGAAGGTTATTCCGATCCCACCGCCTATGAGGGCTTGAAACCTATCATTCGAGAGGATGAAGAACAGCAACGGCGGTTGAATAACCTGATCTTTGTTCTGAAGTACATTATCCGCTTGGCCGGGTTTGAACTGTTGAACAGGATTGAACTGAAGGATAAGCGGAATGGAAGGGAGTTCAAATAATGAGGCCGAACAGTGATGCCGGGAAAGGAACCCTATATATCAACGGGGAACCTATTTCTGAAGTTGATGAAATCAAAATTTCAATGGAAGTGGAGCCGTCAGACTTTCCCCCAATCCTGACCGATGTTTCCTTTACCGTTACGATGGATTGCCCCCGGTGGTTGCGGTGGAAATTGGCGTGGTGGATTTTCAAAGCCCGGTTGAAGGTGCTGGCCGTGGAAATCCTTCAAAGTTGGGGTTGAAGTGGCGATATTGAATAGATGTTGAAGGGGTTCAAACCCTTGTGTTTACTGGACTTTTGGGAAAAACCTTCAACATTCAAGATGTGACAGATATTCAAATCAAATATAAGAAAAAAAATATATAGAAAGAAGAATTATAAATGATGAAGAATGCCGTTTTGATCTTGAATGTTGAAGGAAATCCCGGAAGCTCTTGTATGATGCGGGTTTAAGGCCCTTCAACATGATTGTGAAAGGATGTGTGCTACATAGTGACTGATAAGGAACTTTCCCAGTGGGCCAAAGAATATTTTGCCCAAATCCGAAAAACTGACCGATTGATCCAGCGGTTGACAGATACGGTGAATACCCTTCGATCCAGTTTGACAAGCCAAAATTATGAACTGAAACCGGACAAGGTTCAGACTTCCGGGCCAAAAGACACTTTAGGGGAAACGATTGTCAAAATCATGTCCCTTGAAGAAGATATTAACACCCGGATTGATGAACTTGTGAGCATGAAGAAGGAAGCCTTCAGCATGATCAGCAAGATTCCTGACCTTGATCAGCAAAATGTTCTTGTAGGCCGTTATATCCAACTGAAAAAGTGGGAGGATTTAGCCGCTGAATTTGAGTATACCACCCAATGGCTTTTTGAAATCCACGGGAAGGCTTTACTTGCTTTTGCCAAGGAAAATGCCGATTTCTTGAAAGAACCGAGTAAAGTTTAGTTTCACCTGTTGAAAGTTTAGTATTTTTTCGGCTATTATATAGAGTGAAAAAGCGTCCGAGGGGGAACCTTCGGCGCTTTTCTTTTGATTTTCAAAGGGGGTGAATACCTTGACACCGAAACAGCGGAAGTTTTGTGATGAATACCTGATCAGCGGCAATGCCACCGATGCGGCAATCAAAGCGGGGTATTCGCCCAAGACCGCAAAGCAGACAGGTTCAGAAAACCTTGCAAAACCTGACTTGAAACAGTACATTGAAGCTGAACTTGACAAACTGCATTCTGCCAAGATCGCTGATGCCCAAGAAGTTCTTGAATACCTTACTTCCGTTATGCGGGGGGAACACACTGAACAGGTGTTGAAGCTGGCCGGTGATGGTATTCAGACCATAGCGGATATTGATGTTTCCGCCAAGGAACGCTTGAAGGCCGCTGAATTGATTGGTAAGCGTTACGCCCTGTTCAGTGACAAGATGGATTTGGGCGGTGCTGTCCCGGTGGTGATCACGGGGGATGATCAGCTTGAAGATTAACCCCAAGGCAAAGGTGATCCGCCTTCCTGAAGTGGTTGGCAAAGGCTACGCCACTTTCTGGAACTTCAAAGGCCGTTACCGGGTTTGCAAAGGGAGCCGAGCAAGCAAGAAATCCAAAACCACGGCCCTGAACATCATCAAGCGGATGATGCAATACCCGGAAGCCAATACCCTTGTGGTTCGTAAAGTGTTCAGAACCTTGAAGGATAGCTGTTTCACGGAATTGAAGTGGGCAATCAACCGGCTTGGGGTTCAGGCTTATTGGGAAGTGAAGGAAAGCCCCCTTGAAATGACCTATATTCCAACCGGTCAGAAGATTTACTTCAGGGGCCTTGATGATCCCCTGAAGGTTACTTCCATCACGGTTGAAATTGGCTATTTGTGCTGGTGCTGGATTGAAGAAGCCTATGAAATCATGAATGAAGATGATTTCAATATGCTTGATGAATCCATCCGTGGTGCTATCCCGGAAGAAACCGGCCTGTTCAAGCAAATCACTTTGACTTTCAACCCGTGGAATGAAAAGCATTGGATCAGGAAACGGTTCTTTGGAGAAATCACCGGCAAGGATGCCCAAGGGAACCCCGTTTACAAATTCCATGATAGCTGGATTTCCCCTGATGGTCAGATTTTCGCAACCACCACCAATTACCTGTGTAATGAATGGCTGGATGAAGCTGATCTGAAGGTTTTCCAGACTATGAAGGAAACCAACCCCCGGCGCTATAAAGTGGCTGGTCTTGGTGGTTGGGGCATTGTGGATGGCCTTATCTTTGAGAACTGGCGGGAAGAAGCCTTCAATGTGAAGGAAGTAAGCGCCAAGGCCGGTGTGAAATCCGCCTTTGGCCTTGACTTTGGCTACACCAATGACCCAACGGCGCTTTTCTGTGGGCTTGTCAGCAAAGAAGAAAAGACCATTTGGGTATTTGATGAACTGTATGAAAAAGCCCTGACCAACCGGGCCATTTGTGACCGGGTAACGGCTATGGGCTATGCCAAGGAACGGATCAAGGCCGATTGCGCCGAACCAAAGAGCATTGACGAATTGCGGGAAGCTGGCCTTCATCGTATCAGAGCCGCCCGGAAGGGTAAGGACAGCGTGAACAATGGCATTCAGTACATTCAAGGCTATACCATCATCATTCATCCCCGGTGTGTGAACTTCATCACTGAAATTTCAAACTACACTTGGGATGAAGATAAGTTTGGAACCAAGATCAACATTCCCATTGATGATTTTAACCACCTGATGGACGCTATGCGTTATGCCCTTGAAGATATGCTGGTTGGTTCTGCCTTTAGCTTTGAGTAACACGGTAGTAACAACAGGCCCCGGAAATCAAGTGTTTCCGGGGTTCTGTGTTTATTGAGCAATAGGAAGGAACGGCCCATGTTTGAGCAACAGCAGATTTTGAAAAAGATTGAACAATGGGCTGAACGCTTGCCCTATAAAACTTTGAAGATTGAAGTGGAACTGTCCAATCAAACGCTGATCTTGGAGAAATCCAGACAGCGCCCCATTGGATTCCAAGCCCCCCCCCCACAAAAGGAAGGTGATTGAATGCTATTTCTGAATACTGAAACCGCCCGGATCAATCGCCTGATTGAAGAAGGGGCTGGCCGTGGCCTGACGGAACTTGAATTCTTTGGCCGGGAAATTGCCGCTTGGAAGAAGTCACCGGAACGGATGGCCCAAATCACCGGTGATCGCTACTATGATGGAAAGCATGATATTCTTGACCGGAAAAGAACGGCCATTGGGCCTGATGGGAAGTTGCAAGTGGTTGACAACCTTCCCAATAACAAGGTGATTGATAACCAGTATGCAAAGATGGTGGATCAGAAAACCAACTATCTTTTGGGTAAGCCGGTCACTTTTGACTGTGAAAATGATACCTATTCGGCCTTGCTGAAGAAACGGTTCAATTCCGCCTTTCAAAGAACCCTGAAATACCTTGGTGAAGATGCCTTCAATGGTGGGCTTTGCTGGTTGTTCATCTATTATGATGAAAAAGGTGTTCTTTCTTTCCGGCGCTTTCCGGCCTATCAGGTTTTGCCGTTTTGGGCTGACGATGATCATACCAAGCTGGATGCCGCCGCAAGATTGTACCTTCAGGAAGTTTGGGACGGGATCACAAAGAAGTTGGTTGAACGGGTGGAACTTTACAAGCCTGATGGGATTTACCGTTATGTGCTTGATGGTTCAACCCTGATTCCTGATGTTGAACTTGGAGATTATGCGCCCTATATCACGGTTCAAGGCAAGGATGGCCCGGAAGCCTATGCTTGGGATCGCTTTCCCCTGATCCCGTTCAAGTACAACAAACAGGAAACCCCGCTGATCATGCGGGTGAAATCCCTTCAGGATGGCATTAACACCATGCTTTCCGACTTTGAAAACAATATGCAAGAGGACGCACGGAACACCATTTTGATTCTGAAGAATTACGATGGTGAAAACCTTGGGGAGTTCCGGCACAATCTGGCCGCTTTTGGAGCCGTGAAAGTTCGGGATGATGGCGGGGTTGAAACCCTGACCGTGGAAGTCAATTCTGAAAACTACAAAGCCATTTTGGAAGTGTTCAAGAAAGCCTTGATTGAAAACGCCCGTGGCTATGATGCCAAGGATGATCGTATGAGCGGGAACCCTAATCAAATGAACATCCAATCCATGTATTCTGACATTGACCTTGATGCAAACGGCATGGAAACGGAATTTCAAGCGGCTTTTGAACAGCTTCTTTGGTTCATCAACCAAGATATGAAAACGAAAGGTGAAGGTGACTTTGAGAATGAAGAAGTTACTGTGATCTTCAACCGGGATATTCTGATCAATGAATCTGAAGCAATTGCAAATTGCGCTTCTTCTGTTGGTATTCTGTCCAATGAAACCATTGTTGGACAGCACCCGTGGACAACCGATGTGAAGAAGGAATTGGAACGGCTTCAGAAGGAAAAGCAAGAAGCCGTTGATGAATATGCCGGAGCCTTTGGGAATGTACCCAAAAACAATGATCCTGAAGGCGGGGAAGAATAATCCCCGCCTTCCTATATGCCGGGGCAATAATGGGGCGGGGCCGGGGGTTCACCTCCTTCCCCCGGTCAAGGGTGCAATTCCCTTCCCCGGCACCACATGGCGCATTGGTCAAGAGGTCAAGACACCGCCCTTTCACGACGGTAACACGGGTTCGATTCCCGTATGCGTCACCATTTATGCTGAAGTGGATGGAATAGGCAGACACGGCGGATTCAAAATCCGTTGCCGCAAGGCGTGTGGGTTCAAGTCCCACCTTCAGCACCAATATTGGGGTGTAGCCAAGAGGTAAGGCAAGGGGTTTTGACCCCCTGATCCGTTGGTTCGATTCCAACCATCCCAGCCATACCAAGAAGGGAGTGTGACCCCGTGAAAAATGCTGACTACTGGCGGGGCCGGTTCTCCGTTCTTGAAGAAGCGGCCCACAAACAAACTGATGAATACCTTCAGAGCCTTGAAGATATTTACCGGGAAGCTGAACAAACAGTTCAAAAGGACATTGAAAGTTGGTATCAGCGTTTTGCCACCAACAACAATGTTACTTTGGCAGAAGCCCGGAAAATGCTGACCACCGGACAGCTTGAAGAATTCAAGTGGACAGCGGAACAGTATGTGAAGGCCGCACAAAAAGCCAACCTTTCAGAAGAATGGATCAAGAAGCTGGAAAACGCTTCTACCCGTTTTCATGTCAGCCGCCTTGAAGCTATCCAATTTCAGATTCAACAGCAAATTGAACTTCTGTATGGAAATCAGGTTGATGGGATTGATGATCTTCTGAAAGATGTGATTTCCAACGGGTACACCCGTGGGGCCTTTGAAATTCAGAAGGGCATTGGCCTTGGATGGGATTTCACCGCCCTGAACCAGAAGAAACTTGAAACCTTGCTTTCAAAACCTTGGACAACAGACGGAAAGACCTTCCGGGATCGCTGTTGGACGAATAAGGCGGAATTGGTGGACACCGTAAACAAGGAACTGATTCAAGGAATGTTGCGGGGTGATCCACCTTCCAAGATTATCACGGCCATTCAAAAGAAGTTTGGAACTTCTCGCTACAAGGCAAGGCGGCTGGTTCACACAGAAACCACCTATTTCAACGCTGTTTCCAAAACCCAAATGTATAAAGATTTGGGAGTTGAACAGATTGAAATTGTGGAAACGCTGGATTCCCGTACTTGCCCTATCTGTCAGCCCCTTGATGGAAAGGTGATCCCACTTTCCCAATATGAACCCGGTGTGACTGTCCCACCCTTCCACCCGAATTGCCGGGGAACCACTTGCCCCTATTATGACGATATGGAAGGCGAAAGAGCCGCCCGGAATGCTGATGGGGAAGTTTACTATGTTCCTGCCAACATGACCTTTACCCAATGGAAGAAGGCTTTTGTGGATGGCGTGAAGGATGGTTTGACGGTTGCCACCGTGGGCGCTATAATGAAAACGGTGGATGAATGCACCACAGTTGAAGAAGTGGAAGCCTTAATGAAAGAACAAGGGTGGTTTTATCAGACTACCCTTCCCGATGGAAGCCCATTTGATGGGAACCAGCTTCTTTCTTTGCAAGGGTGTGATGTTGATACCGCCAAGGCTATTTTCAAAGCCCATGAAAATGTGTTCAACCGCCTTCCTGAATTGCGGGGGCAACTGAATTGTATCAATGCCCGGAAATTGAGTGCTGGAACCTATGCCCAATGTTCTTATGGGTTGGGCCGTGGCGGAATTTCTGTGAACACTTCTTATTTTTCCGATGTGGAACGATTGACCAAACTTTATGCAAATGATTTGGCCCACGGCTTCCACCCAGCGGGAACCACTTATGGTTCCATTGTTACCCATGAATTGGGCCATGCGGTGGATGATTACCTTTCTGTGATCCACCAGTTGGCCGGATTGAATGGATGGAGAGCCAAGAAGGTTTCCGCTTATCTTCGCCCCAAGGTGATGAAGGCTTGTGGGTTGAAAGTTTCCGACACCAGAACAGCGGTGAGCGGCTACGCCACCCAAGATGCCCAAGAATGGTTTGCTGAATGCTTCTGTGAATGGATGGATAGTGAGAACCCCCGTCCCGTTGCGGTGGAATTTGGTAAACAGCTTTTGGAATTGATGAAGGGGATGAAATAAGATGCCGATGCCCAATTTTTTCACAAGTGAATGGTTTGTGCCTGAAGTTGATAATTGGCACCTGAAGGAAGGCGCACCCCCGGAAGTGGTGGAAGAATTTGAAGCCTATATGAAGCGCCTGAAAGAGAATGAACAAAACAATATTGTTGAATGAGCCACCCCCGGCGTTGCCGGTGGTGGTTTTTTCATACCCATTCGCCCCTTTCCCGGTTTGGGCGGTAAAGTGAGCCGGGGGAAATCGTGGTTCCTGACCCACGGTAAAAAAGGATTTTGTAATGGAGGTATTTGCTATGACCAAAGAAAGTTTGATGGCTATGGGCTTGACTGAAGATCAGGCAACAAAGGTGATGGAAGCTTTGAACGGTTCTTTTGTTCCCAAGACCCGGTTTAATGAGGTCAACACGGAACTTCAGACCGCAAAGGCCACCATCAAGGAGCGGGATTCCCAGCTTGAAGCCCTTCAGAAGTCCACCGGTGATGTGGAAGCCCTGAAAAATCAAATCACCGAACTGCAAACGGCCAACACCGATCAGCAGAAGAAGCATGATGCCGAACTGAAGAAGCTGAAGATTGATAATGCTGTGGATTCCGCCCTGAAGGATGCCAAGGCAATCAACCCGGCCACGGTTCGCCCCCTTCTGACTGCGTTTTTGGAGAAGGCCACGGTTTCTGATGATGGCACCATTCCCGGCCTGTCTGATGAAATCGGCAAGCTGGTGAAGGGTGAAGGCACCAGCTTTCTTTTCAAGGCGGATACTAACACCACCCCCACTGTTTCCGGCACTTCCCCCGCTGGAAGCGTAACCACCCCGCCCGATCCCAAAACCAGCGGTTATGAAACCCGTCTGGCTGATGCCCGGAAAGCTGGAAATTCCGCCTTGGCTGTGGCAATCAAGAGAGAAGCCGCCGCTGAAGGCATTCAGCTTTTCTAATCTGAAAAATTTTGACACAAGAAAGGATGTTTGATTATGCCTGTCAATATCACTGGAACTGGTAATACTTTCAATCTTCCCAATTTCGCCGGTGATCTGTTCACCGCTTCCCCCACCCAAACCCCCTTCCTGTCCATGATCGGCGGCTTGTCCGGTGGCATGAAAACCGAGAATGACGAGTTCCCCACCGGTCAGCTTTATGAATTCCCTGAAGCGGCCCAGCCTGCTATCACTGAAGATGCGTCTGAAACTGCCCCCGCCGCAACTGCGCTGGTTCGTGAGCAGAAAACCAATGTGACCCAAATCTTCCACGAGGCTATCACCATCACCTATGCAAAGATGGCGAACCGTGGCAAGCTGTCCGGCCTGAACACCGCTGGTCAGGCGGCCAACCCCACTTCTGAACTGGATTGGCAGGTTGCCCAGCGCCTGAAGAAGATTGCCCGTGATGTGGAATTCACCTTCCTGAACGGCACCTTCAACAAGGCCACCGCTTCCAATCAGGCCAACAAGACCCGTGGTATGTTTGAACTGTGTTCCACCGGCACCACCATTGCCGCTGGTAATGCGGCCATTTCCGTTGACCTTCTGAAGCAGTTGTTCAAGGCTATGGCTGATGCCGGTGCCATGTTCGGCAACATGGTTCTGTTCTGTGGTTCTGATCAGAAGCAGAGAATCACCGCCCTGTATGAAAAGCAGTTGGGCTACAACACCCCCGCTTCCCGCAATATCGGCGGCATGAACATCACCGAACTGGAAACCGACTTCTTCAAGATGGGCGTTGCCTACAACCCCTTTGTTCCCAATGATCGTATTCTGATCGCTGATGTTTCCGCCTGTGCGCCTGTCTTTCAGGATGTTCCCGGCAAGGGTACGCTGTTCCTTGAAGATTTGGCAAAGACCGGTGCCGCCGAAAAGAAGCAGATTTATGGTGAAATCGGCCTTGACCACGGCCCCGCTTTCCTGCACGGTTCCATTACCGGCCTTGATTACACTGGCCGGGAGTAAGGAGGTATGACCCATGTATAAGATCACCGGTAAACAGAAGTTTGGCGCTGTGTGGGCCAACGGTGAATGTGTGGCTATCTTCAATCGGGGGGTGGCCTATACCAATGACACCGCCAAGGCTGACATTTTGAGAGCCAAAGGCTACACCGTGGAAGGTGAGCCGGATCAGGTGGAAGTTCAGGCTGACCCCCTGAAGAAAATGACCGTGGATGAACTGAAGGAATATGCCGCCACCAACGGCATTGACCTTGAGGAAGCCACCAAGAAGGCTGACATTTTGGCCGCTATTCAGGCGGCGGAAACCGGCAACGATGAATAAGAAGGCGGTGATCCCCGTTGCGTGAAGAAGTTGTTTCCATGTTGATGGCCCTTGGCGTAACGGGGGCCGCTGATGATCCCTTGCTTGATATTGTGATCCGCAATGTTCAGTATAGGGTTCAGAATGAAACCAACCAAAGTGAACTTCCTGAAGGGCTGGTAAGTGTGGCCGTTTATATGGCCGTGGGCGAATACCTGAACATGAAGAAGGTTTCCGGGCAGTTGGAAGGGTTTGATCTTGATGCGGCTATCAAGCAAATTCAGGAAGGCGATACCAACACGGTTTTTGCCATTGGTGATGGTAGTTCAACCCCTGAACAGCGGTTGGATGCCCTGATTTCTTATCTGATCAATGGTCGAACCCGTGAATTTTACCGATTCAGGCGGTTTGTCTGGTGAACGCACACAGAAAAGCCCTTGAACGGCTGTGGAAGGATCGGTGTTCCATCTTTGTGAAAGAGAAAGTCACCGATCCAACCACAAAGCTGACTGATTTTGAAGAAAAGCCGCTTCTTCAGGATCAACCCTGTAAACTGTCTTTTGAAACCTTAACTTCAAGCACGGGTGATCCCGTGGCCGCAGTTTCCCAAGCTGTGAAGCTGTTCATTTCCCCTGATGTGAAAATCCCCGCTGGTTGTAAAATCGTGGTGACACGGTTCAATGACCTTGAAAGAACATTCACCTATTCCAAGAGCGGTGAAGCGGGGGTATTCACCAACCATCAAGAAATTCCGCTTGTTCCATTCAAGGGGTATGCCTGATGGCAAAGTGGGGCAAATGTGATTTCAAGCAACTGGAACGGCTGAACAAGAACATGGAAAAACTGATGGGCGCTGACTTGGATCGGTTTTGCCGCCAAGCCGCCCAAGAGTTGGCGGGGCGCTTGCTGAACAAGGTTGTGAAGCGGACACCGGTTGTATATGGCACTTTGCGGGATGCTTGGGCAGTAATGCCCGTGGGCCACCGTGGAACCCATTACACCGTTGTTGTGCTGAATAACCTTCAGTATGCGTCTTATGTCGAATACGGCCACCGGCAACAGCCGGGGCGGTTCATCCCCGGTTATTGGGAAAGTGACCGCTTTGTTTATGATCCTGACGCTGAAGGCGGAATGGTGCTGAAGAAGAATTGGGTGAAGGGGCGTTATATGCTGACCATTTCCACACAAGAGTTGGAACAGCAAGCCCCAAAAATTCTGGAAAAGAAGTTGTATAAGTTCCTGAAGGGGTGTTTTGATGCTTAATGAAATTATCAAAGGAATTTCAATGGCGCTGAACGCCGCCTTCGGGGATAGGTATGAAATCTATCAGAATGATGTGGAACAGGGTTTGCAAGAACCCTGTTTTTTGATTGCCGTTTTGCAACCGGAAATTACCCCGATGCTTGGGCGGCGCTTCATCAAAGTGAACCCGTTTGATATTCAGTATTTTCCGACCAGCCCCCGCAATAATGCGGAAATGTTCACCGTTGCGGAAACGATGATGGAAACCTTGGAATTCATCACCCTTCCCAACGGTGATCTTCTTCACGCAACCAGCGTGAATTATGAGGTTGTGGACAATGTTCTTCACTACTTTGTGAACTACAACTTGCCCATGATCCGCCCCGCAGAAGAAACCTATATGGAAACCTTGGAAACCGAGGTTGGAACTATTGGAGGGGATTAAAAATGCCTACAACCAGCAAAACCAGAAAACCCAAAACGGAGGAAGCGGCCCCGCCTGTTTCCAATGTCCCGGTTTTCACCAAAAGAAATATCCTGACCTTCAAGCGGTACGCCAACAGGCGTGATCTTCTGTCCGTTTTGCTGAAGGACGGGGAGGAATACACGATGGAGCAGGTGGACAGCTTGCTTCAAAACTTTTTCAAGAAAGGTAAGGTGAATTGATATGGCCCTTGGCGGCGGCACTTATTTGACGCAGAACAAGATTCTGCCCGGTGCATATATCAACTTCATTTCGGTTGCGAAAGCAAGCGCCACCCTCTCTGATCGTGGTATTGCGACCATTCCCCTTGAAATGAATTGGGGGCCTGAAGGTGAAGTGATCACCGTTGAACTTGGGGATTTCCAAAAGGATTCCCAAAAGATTTTCGGCTATGCGTACACGGCGGATGAACTGAAGCCCATGCGTGAGATTTTCAAGCACGCCCAAACGGTTCACTTCTTCCGCCTGAACGCTTCCGGCACCAAGGCCGCTTGTACCTATGCAACGGCCAAATACCCCGGCACCCGTGGCAATGATCTTCGCATTGTGATCGAGGAAAACGAGAATAGCCAAGAAGAAGCGAAACTGTACGATGTTTCCACCTTCCTTGGCACCGTCCAAGTGGATCAGCAGAAGGCCATTTCCACAGCGGCTGACCTGAAGAACAATGATTATGTGGACTTCATCAGCACCGCCACCCTTGCCCTGACCGCCACCACCCCCTTGACCAATGGGGCCAACGGGACTGTGGAGGATGCGACCTATCAGACCTATTTGGACAAAATGGAAGCCTATACCTTCAACGCTATGGGTTGCCCGGCCACCAAATCCACTTTGGCTGATCTGTTTGTGTCCTACTGCAAGCGCCTTCGGGATGAAGTGGGCAAGAAGTTTCAGGTGGTTACTTTCCGCAATCTGGCCGATTTTGAAGGTGTGGTGAGCGTGAAGAACGGTATTGTGGGCAACACCGAAAGTGCCGCCCTGATTCCTTGGGCAACCGGTGTGGTTGCTGGAACCGCCGTGAACAAGTCTGCCACCAACATGACCTATGACGGCGAATATGAAGTTGATACCGACTACACCCAAACCGAACTGGAAAACGGGATTTTGGAAGGTTCCTTCATGTTCCACTTGGTTGATGATGAAGTCAGAGTGTTGGAGGATATTAACACCTTCGTTTCCGTGACGGATGAAAAATCCGCTGATTTTTCCAGCAACCAAACCATCCGGGTTTTGGATCAGATTGCCAATGATATTGCGGTGTTGTTCGGCACCAAGTACATTGGCAAGGTTCCCAACGATGCTTCCGGGCGGATCAGCCTGTGGAACGATATTGTGAAGCACCATCAGGAACTTCAGAATATCCGGGCCATTGAGAACTTCAACCCGGACAATGTGACGGTTGCCCAAGGCGACACCAAGAAGGCCGTTGTGGTGACGGACTATGTTACCCCGGTCAACGCTATGGCCCAGCTTTACATGACCGTCTATGTTCAGTAAGAAAGGGGTGTAGACAATGGCAACTGTAATGCACGCCAAAGACGCTATTTCCGCTTCTTTGGCTGAATGCTTTGTGACCATTGGGGACAACCGTTATAACTTCATGCAGGCTATCAACCTTGAAGCCAACTTCGAGAAGAACAAGACGGAAATCCCCATTTTGGGCAAGACCGGTAAAGGCAATAAATCCACCGGTTGGAGTGGTACGGGTTCCGCAACCTTCCACTATAACACTTCCATCTTCCGGCAGATGATGAAGCAGTACAAGGACACCGGCGAGGATGTCTATTTTGACATTCAAGTGACCAATGAAGATCCCACTTCTTCTGTGGGCCGTCAAACTGTGATCCTGAAGGATTGCAACATTGATGGCGGTATTCTTGCCAAGTTTGACGCTGATGCGGAATACTTGGATGAAGATATGGACTTCACCTTTGAAGATTTCGAGATGCCGGAAGCCTTCACCATGCTGGCGGGGATGGAGTAACACTGTCAAAACCCGCCCCATTTTGTTAATGTGGGCGGGTTTTTTCTTTTTTCAATTTCAAAATAGGAGGATTTTAGCAATGAGCCTTACCGCATTTCTGGCGAAAAACGCCCTGAAGGTTGAGAATGTGAAGTTTGTCCCTTCCAAGCGGTTTGTGGATGAAAACACCAAGAAGCCTATGGAATGGGAGATTCAGGCTATCACCGGCACCGAGGATGAAGCCCTTCGGAAAGCCTGTGCCAAGCGGGTTCCTGTTCCCGGCAAGAAGAACCAGTATCAGAAAGAAACTGACTATGATATGTACCTTGGGAAGCTGGCTGTGGCCTGTACGGTATTCCCTGACCTGAACAACAAGGAACTTCAGGACAGCTACAAGGTGATGGGCGCTGAAGCCCTTTTGAAAACCATGCTGACCCCCGGCGAGTATGCGGACTATCTGCAAAAGGTTCAGGAGGTTTGCGGGTTTGAAACCAGCCTTCAGGACGAGGTGGACGAGGCAAAAAACTAATTGAAGAAGGTGATAGTGAAGCGAATATCGCTTACTATTGCCTTCACGAACTGCATTTGACACCTTCCCAATTTTTCAACCTTGACCGTCAAGAACGGGCCTTTATTATTGCCGCTATTGATATTCGGGTTGAGCGGGAAAAGAAGAAGCAGAAAGAAATTGAACGGAAACAGCGCCGGGGCCGCAGGAAATAACTGCTGGCCCCGGTTTTCCTATGGAAAGAAGGTGAACCCCATTGGCAACTATCAGAACCGCTATTGCCCTGTATGATGGCGTGACAGCGCCCCTTCAGGCCATGCACAAGGCCATGAACATTGTGCTGAACAGTTTTGAAGCCATGCAACGGGCTTCCGGGAATTCAGTTGATGTTTCATCCATCCAAGAAGCCCGTGAAGAACTGGCAAGAGCCGGGGCCGCCTTTGATTCCATTGAACAGAATATCCGGGACGCTGGCAACCAGCAAGACCGCTTCAATCGGCGGATTAGGGACGGCACCGCCGCCGCCGATGGACTTTGGGGCAAGCTGAAGGGCATTGCGGCCACGGTTGGCGGATTGGCGGCGGCAAAGAAAATCATTGGAATTTCTGATGATCTGGCAAGCACACGGGCAAGGTTGAACCTGATTGTGGATGATGGTGGTTCGGTTTCTGAACTGGAAAAGAAGATTATGGCTTCTGCCCAGCGTTCCCGATCCGCATATTTTGACACCGCTTCGGCCATTGCAAGTTTGGGTTCCAACGCCGGGGCCGCTTTCGCCAATACGGATGAAATCATTGCTTTCATGGAGCAAATCAACAAGCAATTTGTAATCGGGGGCGCTTCTGCCCAAGGCCAAGCCGCCGCAATGCTTCAGCTTACCCAAGCTATGGCCGCTGGTGCGTTGCGTGGTGAAGAATTGAATTCCATTTTGGAAAATGCCCCCGGAATTGCAAGAGCCATTGAAAGCTACATGGGCATTGCGGAAGGTTCTATCAAGTCTTATGCGGAACAGGGGTTGATCACCGCTGAAGTGGTGAAAAACGCTATGTTTGCGGCGGCTGATGAAACCAATGCCAAGTTTGAAAGTATGCCCAAGACTTGGGCGCAAATTTGGACTTCTATGCAGAATAAGGCCCTGTCTATTTTCAACCCTATTCTGACGAAAATCAATCTGATTGCCAACAGCGAACAGTTCACCAAAGTTACAGATGGGATCATCAACGGCTTGGCCGGGATCGCTTCTGTGGCAACCGTGATCCTTGATTTGCTGATCAATGTGGCTTCCGTGGTGGTTGATAACTGGTCTTGGTTGTCTCCCATTATCCTTGGAGTAGCCGCCGCCCTTGGTGTGTACTATGGGCGGTTGCTTCTGGTAAGGGGCGCTGAATTGGCTTCGGCGGCTATTTCCGGGACTGTGGCAGTTGCCAAGGGTATTATGGCGGCGGCAACCATGTTGGTTACTGGTGCGACTTGGGCGCAAGTAACGGCCCAATACGGCCTGAATGCGGCCATGTATGCCTGTCCCTTGGTGTGGATCATCATTCTGATTATCGCCCTTGTAGCCCTGTTTTATGCGGCTGTGGCGGCGGTCAACCACTTTGCCGGAACCAGCGTTTCCGCCACGGGCATTATCTGTGGTGCATTTATGGCGGCACTGGCCTTCATTGGGAATATCTTTGTGGCCCTGTGGAACTTGGTTGTAGATGTGTTTGTGATGATTTACAACCTTGTGGGTACGGTTGCAAACTTCATCGGGAATGTTTTCAATGATCCGGTTGGGGCCGTGGTTCGCCTGTTCTTTGATTTGGCTGATACTGTGCTTTCCGTGCTTCAGGCTTTGGCTTCGGCCATTGATGCAATCTTCGGTTCCAACCTGGCCGGTTCTGTCCAAGGCTGGCGTGACAGCTTGGGCGGTTGGGTGGATTCCACCTTCGGCAAGGGTGAAGAAGTCATGGAAAAGCTGAACGCCGATGATCTGAAGTTAGATCGCTTCGAGTATGGAGCCGCCTTTGATATGGGCTATGAGTTCGGCCAAGGTGTGGAAGATACCGTGGGTGGCTTGTTCGACTTTTCCGCAATGGACAGCTTGGGGGCCGCTGATGGGCTGGATGCCTTCAATCTTGGTAACACCCTTGATGGTATCTATGGGAACACCGGCGACACGGCAGGAAACACCGCCGCTATGAGTGAAGCCCTTGATATTGCTGAAGAAGATTTGGCCTATATGCGGGATATTGCCGAGCGGGAAGCAATCAACCGGTTCACTACCGCTGAAATCAAGGTTGAACAACAGAACACCAACTATATCAGTCAAGACACTGATTTGGATGGGATCATGGATGCTTGGGCCAACGATTTTGCAACCAAGCTGGATGTGTCTGAAGAAGGGGTGCATGAGTAATGGCATACACAATGTATTTGGGTGGTGTGCTTATGCCCATCACCCCTTCCAAAGTCAAGGTGAAGATCAATAACCAGAATGAAACCCTGACGCTGATCAACGGCGAGGAAATCAATATTCTGAAGGAACCGGGGTTGACCGATGTAAGTTTTGATTTGCTTCTTCCCCAAGTTTCCTATCCCTTCACCAATGGCGGGGCGCAATCCGCCGATTATTACTTGTCCCTGTTCGAGCGGCTGAAAACTTCCAAGCAACCGTTTCAATTCATCCTGAACCGGTCAATGCCCACCGGAAGGCGGTTGTTCTATACCAATTTGACGGTGGGCATGGAGGATTACCAAATCACCGATGATGCGGAAGAAGGCTTTGATATTACGGTTACTGTCAGCCTGAAGCAATACAGGCACTATGGCACCAAAACCGTGACTATCCAACCGGCCCCCACGCCCGCAGAAACCCCAACCGCTACGGTGGAGCAACCCCAGCGGGAAACCAGCCAAGCGCCCCAGCAAGCCACCTACACGGTGAAAAGCGGGGATTGCCTTTGGAATATCGCCAAGAAGTATTTGGGGGATGGTTCCCGTTACAATGAAATCTATGAACTAAACAAAGACAAGATTACAAACCCGAACCTGATTTATCCCAATCAGGTTCTTACTTTGCCTTCCTGAAAGGGGTGATTCCATGTCCGCTGAACTTCTGATTCAGAATGGTTCAACCATTTATTATCCGGTAGTTGAAGAAGGGGTTTCACTGACATTGGAGCGGAAAGGCACCCCCGGCAAGCTGGAATTCACGGTGATTAAAGACGGTGTTTTGAACTTCCAAGAAGGGAACCCGGTGAAGTTCACCGTGGATGGAACCACCATGTTCTATGGCTTTGTGTTTACCAAGAGCCGGAAAGCGAACAGCCCCACCATTGATGTTGTGGCCTATGATCAGTTGCGGTATCTGAAGAACAAGGACACCTATACAGAAGAAGGGCTGAAGGCTTCTGATCTTCTGAAGCGGATTGCAACAGATTTCCGCCTGAACCTTGGAAGCGTGGAAGATACAGGGTACACCATTGAAACCATTGTAGAAGAAAATAGCACCCTGTTTGACATGATCCAAAACGCCCTTGATGAAACCCTTCTGAATACCGGTCAACTTTACTGCCTGTACGATGATGGCGGGGCGCTGACCTTGAAGAATGTCAATTCCATGAAGTTGAACCTTCTGATTGATTCGGAAACCGGTGAAACTTTTGATTATTCTTCCAGCATTGATGATCAGACCTATAACAAAATCAAGTTGGCCTATAACAATGAGCAAACCGGCAAGCGGGAATTGTATGTGGCCCAAGACGGCGAAAAAATGAACACTTGGGGAGTTCTTCAGTATTATGAAGAACTTCAGACCGCAACAGGAGCCGCCGCCAAAGCCGATGCCCTTTTGAAACTGTACGATCAGAAAACCCGGAAGCTGACGGTGAAAAATGCCTTTGGTGATGTTCGGGTTCGGGCCGGTTCCGCTGTGGTGGTTTCCTTGGATTTGGGCGATATTATCACCAACAACTATTTGATGGTTGAAAAAGTCACCCACAATTTCAAGGGGGATGAACATTTCATGGATTTGACCTTGATCGGGGGTGAATTCATTGCCTAAACCGACAAATGCGGTGGAGTTGGTAAAAAAGGCCGCTGTGGAAGCGGTGGAAGCCGGGAAGCCGGTCAACCTTCTTTTTGGAACGGTGATTTCTGCTTCCCCGCTGAAAATCCAAGTGGATCAGAAAGCAATTTACACCGAAAAAATGTTGGTGCTGACCCGCAATGTGACCGATTATGAAGTGGATATGACGGTTTCCCACCAAACTGTTGTGATTACCCACGGCCACCCGGTAACAGACACCTACACCGGGGGCGGCACCGCTGAAGATATTGACCACAACCACCCCATTCAGGGGCGGAAGAAGTTCAAGGTTCACAATGCCCTTGTGGTTGGGGATTGGGTGGTTCTGGCCCGGATTCAAAAGGGCAAAAAATTTGTGGTGCTGGATCGGATTAAACCGAACCCGGCCTTGCAGGGGGAATGGCTATGATTCCACAAGTTCAAGACGATTTGCGGCAAGACTTCACTTTTTCGGTGCTTCCCAGCCGCACATTCAAAATGAACCACGACACCAAAACCATTACCGGCACCATTGACCAAGTGAGAGCCGTTGAACAGGCGGTTTTCCTGATCCTGAATGTGGAACGGTATGAATGGCTGATTTATTCTTGGAACTATGGCTTTGAGAAAAAGCGGCTGATCGGCAAACCGGTTGATTACTGCATTCCTGAAATTGAACGGGGTATCAAGGAAGCCTTGCTTCAGGATGATCGGATCACCGCCGTTGACAATTTCCAATTTGAAGTGAACAAGAAAAAGGTGCTGACCACTTTTCGAGTGGTCAGCATTTTTGGCCCCATTTTCACGGAAATGGAGGTGGAAATCTGATGTATGAAAATATTACCTATGCGCTTTTGCTGAACCGGATGTTGGAACGGGCCTTGTCCATTAACAGCAATTTGGACACCCGTGAAGGTTCGCTGGTTTGGCTTGGGAATGCCCCCGCCGCTGTGGAATTGCAAAATCTGTATATCCAGCTTGACACAGTTTTGAATGAAACCTTTGCGGACACAGCAAGCCGCCCTTACCTGATCCAAAGAGCGGCGGAACGGGGCCTTTCTCCCCAACCCGCAAGCGCCGCCGTGTTGCAGTTGACCATTACCCCGGCCACTTTGCATTTGGCCTTGAACACCCGCTTTTCCATTGGGGAACTGAACTACTATGTTTCCGCTGAACGGGGTGAAGGGGTGTATGAAATCACCTGTGAAACGCCGGGTGAAGCTGGCAATGACTACGGGGCTACGGTAATTCCCATTGAATACATTGAAGGGCTTGAAACCTGTACGGTTACGGCCCTCTTGATCCCCGGTGAGGATGAAGAAGATACCGAGGTTTTCAGACAACGGTATTTTGACAGCTTGAACGCCCAAGCCTTCGGCGGCAACCGGATTGACTATATCGAAAAAGTAAATGCAATCCCCGGTGTTGGCGGTGTGAAGGTTTACCGGGCTTGGAACGGCGATATTCGCCCCGCTGAACTGGTTCCCCCGGAAGGGGTTTCAGAATGGTTGAAAACTGTTCAAGCGTCTGAAGAAATCAAGGCTTGGTTGACCAAGGTTTATGAAGCCGGGATCAATAACAAACTGACGGTGGGCGGAACTGTGAAGCTGATTATCATTGACAGCACCTTCAGCGTACCTTCCCCAACCCTTGTGGAACAGGTACAGACCGCCGTTGACCCCCTTCAGAACGCCGGGGAAGGCTTGGGAACCGCCCCCATCGGCCATGTGGTGAAGGTGGAAGGCGTGAAAAGTGAAACTGTGAACCTGTCCTTCACCCTGACCTATCAACAGGGGTGGGGTTGGGAAGATGTTCAATCCTATGTTGAACAGACCATTGAAGCCTATTTTGAAGAACTGTCCGAAACATGGGCGGATCAGGAACAGGCCCTTGTGGTTCGTGTCAGCCAAATTGAAAGCCGCCTGTTGGGTGTAAGCGGAATTTTGGATATTGCTGATACCAAAATCAATGGCCTTGCGGCCAACTACACCTTGAACCTTGATTATATCCCGGTTCTTGGTGAAATTACCCCAGCAACCGGCACCCAAAGCCTATAAGGGAAGGTGATTGAATGGATCGTAAACTAATCAATTACCTTCCCTATGTTGTCCGGGACTATGCGGAATTTCAGGGGATCACCGGAGCCGAACAACCGGAGTTTGAAACCGCTTGGGCGGCGGCGGATGATCTTCTTGCAAACCAGTTCATCAAGACCGCTGGCAACCTTGGGTTGTCCCGGTGGGAAAAAATCTTGGGTATCACCCCCAAGGGAACAGATACCTTGGATGATCGGCGGTTCCGTGTATTGGCCCGGTTGAATGAAGAACTTCCGTACACCTTGCCCCAGCTTCGGGTGATCTTGGAAAACCTTTGTGGCCCCGGTAATTCTTCGGCGGAAGTCACAGATTACACCCTTCTTGTGAAGGTTGGCGTGGCCGCAAAGAAGAACTTTGAAGATGTTCAAAACCTTCTTGAACGGGTTGCCCCGGTCAATCTGGTTTTGGAAGTTCAACAGTTGTTCAACATCCATGAAACCCTGAAGGGCTTCACCCATGCCCAGCTTGCTTGGTACACCCATTATGAAGTAAGAACGGAAGAACTTCAGGCCCATGTTCCCACCCCGTATGGTGATCTTCTGCCTTTGACCCACGGCCAACTTGCAGGGATTTCCAATAAATCTATCAGAAAGGAAATGAAAGATGGCTGAATACACCACCAATTATGATTTGGTCAAACCGGCCCAAGAAGATTTCTACAATGTGGATGATCAGAACCGCAACATGGACAAGATTGATGCGGCCCTGAAAGCCCATGATGATGCTTTGTCCGGGAAAGCCGATCTTGGAGAGGATGGCAAGGTAAAGCCTGAACAGCTTCCCGATTCCACCTTTGACCCCACCCAAGATATTGAAGATGCCATTAACGAACACAACACCAGTGACAGCGCCCATGCCGATATTCGGGAAGATGTGGCGGCGGCTTTGGAAGCGTCCCAAAATGCCCAAGATGCGGCAGATGCGGCCTTGGAAGCCGTGTCCGGGTTCGTCTATACCATTGATGTTGTTCCCACCCAAAATGGCACCTTGACCTATAACGGACAATCCCAGACCCCTTCTTGGAACAGCTACAACCCCGACACGCTGACCCTTGGCGGTGTAACCACCGGCACCAATGCGGGAACCTATACGGCAACCTTCACGCCGAAAGACCCCTACAAGTGGACGGATGGCACCACCACGGCCAAACAGGTTCAATGGACGATCAACAAAGCCACGGTTGCGCCCCCCACCCAAAGCGGAAGCCTTACTTATACCGGATCGGCCCAAAGCCCTTCTTGGAATGGTTATGATACTTCCAAATTGACCCTTGGCGGCACTACCAGCGGCACCAATGCGGGAAGCTACAACGCCACTTTCACGCCCACGGAAAATTACCGGTGGAGTGATGGCACCACCGGAGCCAAAACGGTTGCTTGGACGATTGGGAAGGCCGCTGGAAGCCTTTCTTTGAGTAAAAGCAGTTTGGCCCTGACCGCTTCCAAAATGGCTGATACCTTCACGGTGACACGGGCTGGGGATGGTACTATTACTGCCCAATCTAACAACACCGGGGTTGCTACGGTCAATGTGAACGGCACCACGGTAACGGTGAACGCCGTGGGCAAGGGTAACGCCACAATCACTGTCAGCGTGGCAGAAGGCACCAACTATACGGCCCCGACCAATAAGAGTTGTTCCGTGGCCGTTACGCTTCCCACCGCAACCTTGAATGATAACGATTGGGACACGATCAGCGAGGCAAGCGCCGCAGGAACAGCGGATGATTATTGGGCCGTAGGTGATACCAAGTCTATTGTGATCAACGGAAATGTGGTTGGGTTCGGGATTACCAATCTGACGGTGAATGTTTTCATCTTGGGGTTCAACCACAATGCTTCCCGTGAAGGCAGTAACCGCATTCACTTCCAAATTGGCAAGATCGGAGCCACCCCGGTTGCTTTGTGTGATAGCCAATATGGTTCTTCTGGTTCCAGCCAAGGATTCCGCATGAATACCAGCAACACCAATAATGGGGGTTGGGCAAGTTCTTATATGCGGAATACGGTTTTGGGCAACGGCGGCACCCCTTCCAGCCCCACGGCAAACAGTCTGATGGCGGCTTTGCCTTCCGCTTTGCGAGCCGTGATGAAGGCCGTAACCAAGTACACAGACAATGTGGGCAACGATACCGGCAATGTTCAAAGCAATGTGACTTCTACCCAAGATTATCTTTTCTTGCTGGCGGAATTTGAAGTGTTCGGCACAAGAAATTGGGCCAACAGCTATGAACAGAATTACCAAGTTCAATATGCCTATTATCAGGCTGGTAATTCCCGTATTGCCTATCGTCACACAAGCACCGCTTCGGCGGTGTGGTGGTGGTTGCGTTCCCCTATTTACACCAACACCAATTACTCCCTCATTGTCACTACGGACGGCACCTACCACTACAGTAGCGCTGGCTATTCTGGTGGCGTGCGGCCCGGCTTTGCTGTCTAATCCCCCGCAGGATTATCCCGGCCCCATCCCGCCCCCGCAAGGGGGCGGAACAGCCGGGGTGAAGATAGCAAAATAATTCGGGCGCGTAAGCGCCCGACGCAATTTTTGAAAATTGGCTTTTTCCCGTTTCTGTGCTATACTAATCAGGATGGCCCGGAAAGGGGTGAACCAATGTCTGTACTGAAGCAGAAACGAACAACCAGCAAGGCGGAGTTCATCAACACCGCCAATCAAATCTATGTGGAAACCATCAATTTTCTAACCCGTCTTTCCGCCCGATATTCCCGGCTTGTAGCGGAACCCATTGCAAAGCTGGCCGGTGAGATTATCGACCATGCGGAAAAGGGCAACAGCATTTTTCCTTCTGATCCCCAGCGCATAGAACTTCGGAAAGCCCACCTTCTTGAAGCAAGGGCTTCTCTGATGGCGCTTGATGTTCGGTTGACCCATGTATATCTGATTTTGAACCAAAATCCTGAAGGGGCTTTCACCAATTCCAAAGGGAACCCGGTGAAGGGGCAGGACGCAACAGAAAAATTGGATAAGATGGCACAAAGCCTTGGTGAGTTGATCGACAAGGAAAATGAACTTCTGAAAGGGGCTATCAAAAATGTAAGCGGAAAATTGAAAACTTAACTTCAAAAAAAATTAGGTGTACCTCTGATAACTCGTCCTTCGGCGGTGTGGTGGTGGTTGCGTTCCCCTAATTACAACAACAACAATAACTTCCTCATTGTCAATACGGACGGCAACTACAACAACAATAACGCTAACAATTCTGGTGGCGTGCGGCCCGGATTTTGCGATTGCGAGGTCAAATGGAGTAACAGAAACCCGGCTTTTGGATTTCAGGTGAAAGACGACCTTCGCAAAAGGAGAGGTACTTCCTTGGGTAGCCAATCCCTAAAACTGCCCTTTGATGCCCTTACACGGACGCTTCTTGCATGGTGGGTGATTGTGCCTTAACCCATTTCATGTGCAAGGGCAAAGCAAGTTAGACGGCACCCAACAAGATATTTGTACGGAGGGCGAATACTTTTTTGTATGACAAGCCAAGAACGGCATGAAGCGAGATACCAGCGCCGCAAAGCCAAGCGGCAAGAAAGAAAACAGGCCCGGTGTGATGCACTTGGGCCAATGAACAAAGTATTCAGTTATCGCAAAATGTTCTTCTATGGCCGGAAATGCTGTAACGGGGTACGGTGGAAACAAAGTGTTCAGAACTTTGAAATTCACCTGTTTTCCGGGACAGCAAGACGGCGGAAGAAGGTTTTGGATCAGGCGTGGAACCCTATGAAGTGTACCCATTTCACTTTAAGAGAGCGTGGGAAAGTACGCCCCATAGATGCGCCACACATTACTGACCGACAAATCCACAAAACCCATTGTAATGAAGTTCTGATTCCCCTTTACAACCCCGGCATGATCTATGACAATGGGGCAAGCCAAAGGGGAAAGGGCCTTCACTGGCATTTTCGCCGCATAAAAGATCAGCTTCATTGGCATTTCCGGCGCTATGGCCGGGAAGGTGCGGTTCTGCTATTGGATTTGAAGGGGTTCTTCCCTAATGCGCCCCATGCGCTTCTGTATCAGCGGCACCAAGAACTGATCTTAAACCCTGACCTTCGGGCGCTTGCTGATATGGTGATCCAAACTTCCCCTTGCCCGACACCGGGCCGGGGCTTGCCTTTGGGTGTGGAGCCGTCACAACAGGAAATGGTGGCGTTGCCAAGCGCCGTGGATAACTGGATCAAATGTCAAGCCAGGGTTCACTGTTTTGGGCATTACATGGACGATTACTATTTGATTTTGCCCGATGTGGAAGCCCTGAAGAAACTTGGGCATGAAATTGTTCGGCGGTTTGAAGCCCTTGGAATTCGAGTGAATAAACGGAAATGCAAAATCATTCCCTTGACAAAGCCCTTCAGATGGTGCAAAGCCCGGTTCACACTAACGGAAACCGGGAAGATCAAGGTGAATGGAAGCCGGGATGGTGTGAAACGGGCAAGAAGGAAACTGAAGCTGTTCCACCGAGAGTTCATAGAAGGAAAACGGCAATTCACCGATATTGAACAGTATATGGAATGCCAAAGCGCATACTACCGGAACTTCAATGATCACGGAAGATTGTTGCGGTTGCGGCGGCTTTACTATGCTATCTTTTTCGGAGGTGCTACAAAATGTTTAGAATTATCAAAGACGGGGCCGAACTTGGCTTGACGGAAAATCTGAACTACATTGTGCAGGCCGAAAATGGTTGCTATGTCCTTTGCCCGGAGCAAAATGCTTCGGGCATTGTTTTTGAAGGGACACCGTACCATTTGCTTGGCCGGGATGAAATGGAGGGCTTGGAAACCGTCAGTTTGGAAGTAACCGATGCAGGGGCAGAAATCAGCAAAGCCAATACCACCAACGGCATTGTGTTTGTGACGATGGCGGAAGCCGGAAGCATTGACCCGGTGACGGCGGCGGAACACGCTGATCTGTTCGCTGAATGGGCCTATCCTATCGCCTACACGGTGGGGCAAATCCGGCGCTATAATGGAACCCTTTACAAGTGTGTTCAGGCCCATACTTCCCAAGCCGATTGGACACCCCCCGCCGCCCCCAGCCTGTGGAGCCTGACCGCTGATCCTACCGAGGAATGGCCGGAATGGATTCAGCCCATTGGGGCGCATGATGCCTACCCCTTGGGGGCTAAAGTCAGCCATAATGAAAAGCACTGGACTTCCACCGTGGCAAACAATGTATGGGAACCCGGTGTGTATGGTTGGGAGGAAGTAACCGATGAAGCATAAAACCTATATTGCCCGGAAAAGGGCAAGGTTCAAAGCCGGTTGCGGTGAAAATGTCAATATTCCTTATGGAACCGCCTTGACTACTCAGGGCGGTTTTCTTGTGTGGAAAAACAAGCTGATGTGTGCGGACACCAGCCAAATTGCCTATGACTACTTCAGCCACAATGATGATGGCCGGGGCAAAGAGCGTGGGGAACTGGTTTCCGCTATCCTGTTGCGGTTGGAGAAGAACCCCAATAAGCCTGATCCGGCCTATCAGGAACGGTGGAACCGGATTTGGAATGATCCCTTCTGTCAGCGGTTCAAAAGGCCGGAACATGAAGATCACTGGATTTGGAACTATGACTTCTACAACGCCCAAGTGGAAGATTTGCAATATATCTTCCGCCTGATCAGCGCCTAAAGGCGGGAAGGGGTGGTTCAATGACGGTTTATCAATGGTTGTGCCTGATCGGGGTTCCGGCCCTGATTGCGGGAGTATTCAAATACCTTCACGGGCTGATCAAGCGCAACATGGAAGATTCCAAAGCCCTGAAAGCTGGAATTCAGGCGCTTTTGAGAAGCCAAATGATCAGTGACTTTAACAAGTACACTGAAAAAGGCTTTGCCCCGATTTATGCAAGGGAAAGTTTTGAAAACTGCTGGAAGCAATATCATTCGTTGGGGGTGAATGGGGTAATGGACGATCTACACAAGAAATTCTTGGAGTTGCCCACGGAAGCCCCGGATGAATGAGCCGTGTAAAGAAGAAACCGAAAAAGGAATTTTCCAAAATCATTTTGGGTTGTGTGGGGGCCGTCACGCTGGTTGTGACGGCCTTCACTCTTGCTATCGTTTGGAAAACGGGGGACACTTCACCCCTTGCGTATCTGATCCCGGCCATATTCGCTGAATTGGCAACAGCAACCGGTTTTTACTATTCCAAGGCCAAGGCTGAAAACCGGATCAAGTTGCGGAAACAGTATGGCCCGGAAATTTACAACGATACCAAGGAACTGTGACCCCCGGCCAAAAATACAAAATCAGAAAGGAAGAAAAACATGAACGCTGAACAGATTGTTTCCCTGATCGTTGCCATTCTTGCTGGTCTGTCCACCTGTATTCCCTTGGCCTATAAGCTGGTGCAGTATGTCCAGAAAGCCACGCAGGAAAAGAATTGGGCCGCTTTGTTGGGCTTGGTGATCAAGCTGATGGAGGAAGCGGAACAGAAGTTTGAAGATGGCGCAACCCGCAAGGAATGGGTAATGGCTATGGTTCAGACTTCCGCCGAGTATATCAATTATCCCGTGGACACTGAAGCCCTTGGTGACCTGATTGATTCCTTGTGTGACATGACCAAGATTGTGAACTATGAGGAAATCCCCGCCCTTGAACCCGTGAAGGAGAAAACCGAAAATGAGCAACAGTAACCTTGTCACCGTCACCCAAATTTCCCCGAACAAGAACAGCCCCCGGAACCATGCCATTGACCGGATCACCATTCACTGTTTCGTTGGTCAGGTTACGGCAAAGCGGGGTTGTGAAGTGTTCCAACCTACCAGCAAGCAAGCGTCTTGCAACTATGTTGTGGGCTATGATGGTTCCATTGGCCTGTGTGTGGAAGAAAAGGATCGTTCTTGGTGCAGTTCCAACAGCGCCAATGACCATAGGGCCGTGACCATCGAAACGGCAAGTGAAACCGTGGCCCCCTACAAGGTGACGGATAAGGCATACAACGCCCTTCTTGATCTTGTCACCGATATTTGCAAGCGCAATGGGAAAACAAAAATCCTGTGGTTTGGGGATAAGAACAAGACCCTTGCCTATATCCCCAAGGCAAATGAAATGGTTATGACGGTTCACCGGTGGTTTGCAAACAAGTCTTGCCCCGGTGATTATCTTTATAACCTTCATGACGAAATCGCCGCAGAGGTCAACAGGCGGCTTTCTGGCGGGGATTCCGGGGGCGGTAATGAAACTACACCCCCCAGCACCCAAAAGCCCACCACAGGCGGCGCAGGGGCCACCGTGGAGCCGTATTTGGTGCGTGTGACCATTTCCGATCTGTATATCCGAAAAGGCCCCGGCACCAACTATGGGAAGAATGGCTTCATCAAGCCCGGTGTTTATACCATCGTGGCAGAGAGCAACGGCACCGGCGCTTCCAAGTGGGGCAAGCTGAAATCCGGGGCCGGTTGGATTTCTCTTGACTACGCAAAACCCCTGTGATACCGTGTTATTAGTTTGTTACTACCGGCCCCGATTTGACCCACTTTCAATGGGCTGAAATGTTCAGTTTTTGGGCGCTTCGGAGCGTTGCAGAGCATACTAATTCATGGTATAATAAAAACAGATGAAGCGGGAACCCTTGATTTTTCAGGGGTTCCCGCCTTTTTTGTTACTACCGTGTTAATAGTTCAGTGTTCAGCGGCCCAAAATGTTCACCGCCCTGAACCCTATTTGATAAGTTCCACTGTGGCCTTCAGTTCATCCAAAGTCTTGTGATTATAGACCCGGTTTCCCGTGTCCTTAGACACATGACCCATGAGAAGATCAATACACTTCCGGTTTGCCCCGGCGCTGTCCAGTTGGGTTTCAAAGGTGTGGCGGCATTCATGCGGGGTGTGGTTCATGCCAAGAGCCTTCATAATGTCCGCCCAAAAAATCCGGTATTGGGTTTGGTTGCAAACCCGCCCATTGTAGCTGATCAGCCGGGGGCCACCTTCGGCAAGACGGGCTTCAACCAAGGGCCTGATCTTGGAATGGATGGGAACCACCCGATCCTTCCCGGCCTTGGTTTTGGTTCCGCCCTTCATCGTCCCGGCCTGAAGGTTTATATCTTCCGGCTTCAAGTTCAGAAGTTCGCTGATTCGCCACCCGGAATAAAGCAGGATCAGAACCGTGTCAACCCAAGGTTCTTTCTGGTGATCCCAAACCTTCTTGATTTCATCCTTGCTGAATGGAAGGCGGCTGGTGGGCGGGATGGGATCAGAAGTCAGCAAGTCAGAGAAGCACCGGTTGATTATGTCCATTTCCAAGGCGAACCGGTCAAGATGGCCCCAAAGGTTCTTGATTGCTGCTTGGGTACTGTACCCCTTCCCGCAACCGTCAATGGTTTCTTGCATTTGGTATGATCGGATTTGTTTATAGGGCTTCTCCCATAACGCTGAACAATGCTTGAACGCTGAACACAAAGATGAACGGTTGGATTCCCCCAGCTTGGGAGCCTTCTTTTCTTTCCAGAGTTCAAACAGTTCCTTCATGGTGATCTTGGCCCGGTCAACATCCCAAGGATCACGGTTGTATTCCGCCAAGAGCATATTCCCGGCTTCACGGGTTTCTGTGTAGCCCACAATATCATAGATGGGATGGCCCTTGTCATTCCACCCAATGACTTTCTTCACTATGTATGGGCGGCGGCGATTGCCTGACAGCTTCGCAACTGTCCCATACCCATTAGGATTCCGCATTATATCACCTGTCCTTTCGTGGAAAATGGGTATGGCAAAGCCAACCCCAGTGTGATATAATGTTCAATGGGACTTGAAACATTAACTTCAAAAGGGGTTTGTTTCGCCTGACCGCTTCCGGTGTGCCACCACCGGGGGCGGTCTTTTTTTTTATCCTGAAGGAAGTTGAAGAAGGCTGAAATCTTGTAGTGATGCGGATTTTCAGCGGGTTCCTTCAACATTCAAGATGTGACAGATATTCAAATCAAATATAAGAAAAAAATATATAGAAAGAAGAAAATATCAGCAATAGGGCTTCGATCTTGGATGTTGAAGGATTTTACTTTTCATCAATGATGTTGTTCAAGAATTCAGTTGCTTTGAATGGCGGATTGCTGATAGAAAGGGTGGTTTTCAACCCGTTCAAGTTCAAATCAAGATACAGGATTGGAACCCCGCCCTTCTTCACCGTTTCTTGTTTTGCGGTGGAAGCGCCCACAATGGCCCCGGCAAGTCCGAAAGTGGCACCGCCGACAACAGCTCTTGTGATTCCACCTTTGGTTTTGGTGATCGTTTTTTCACCAACCTTTTCAATCCGGTATTCTTCCAGTTCAGAAAAGGTGAACACTATTGAATGTGGTTGCAACTTTTTCTGATTGGAAATACAGGCCATTTTGTGTTCTGTATCAATGAAAATATACCCACAACCCAAATTGGTAACTGTCATATTGGGATTAAAGACTTGTAACCGGGCATTGTTTTCATCCCAAGCCGCTTTCACCTTTGCAACGGTTGTCATTGGGGAGCCGGTACAGATGGTATTGCAAAGCCCACAAATGCCGCCGTCACTGATCTGAATGGGCTTTACATGAAGTTTCAGCCCGCAACAGTCACACACATTCTTCTTTCCAAACAAACTGATCACCCCTTACTTAACATCACTTTGGAAAGCAACCGCCTTCCCCAAAATTCTGATATGATCCAGTTCTTCACCAGTAAAGCGCATGGTTTTATATTGGGGGTTTTCAGCGAAAAGCTGAAGAATTCCGTTTTCCTGATCATAATAGACCCGTTTCAAGGTTGCTTCATCATCAATTAGAACGGCGGCAATTTCCCCATCATTCACCATTTCCTGTTTGTGAATGAACACTATATCCCCATCTTGAATTCTGGCCCCAATCATGCTGTCCCCTTTTGCCCTTAAACAAAAGTCAGCCTTGATATTGGCCCCGGCTTCTACATACGCTTCAAAATGTTCATCGGCAAAGATAGGCTTTCCGCAAGCGATATTTCCAAGTAACGGAAACTTCTTAACTGTGATCGGGAAAAGATTATCAAAGAACTTTAGTTTTTCTTCATCGAATTTCTGATCAGGTTCATCCCAGCCCATGATATAGGATGGGGTGGTTTCCAATGCGTCTGCAATGGCTTTGATTTTAGATTGGGTTAAATTCCGCTGATCCAGTTCAATTTTATTTATTGAAGAACGGGACTTGTACCCAAGTCTTTTTCCAAGTTCATCTTGTGATAAACCGAGTTCTTCACGGCGGTTTCGGATTCTATTTCCTATGGTAGACAAGTTGATAGCCCCCTTTCTGTTACTAATTATACGGCGCTGTTGGCGTCTTGTCAACAACTTTTTAGATTTTTCAAAAAAGATGTTGACATTCGGGCTACAAGGTGGTATTATGTGAATGTAGACAAAACGCCTACACCAAGAATGAAAGGGGTGAACGCCTTATGACCAACACAAAGCTGTTGCGTGAGAAGATCGAGCAATCCGGTTATAAACTTCGGTTCATTGCCGAGAAGATCGGAATTACTTATCAGGGCCTTCTGAATAAGATCAATAACAGAAGCGAGTTTCGGGCCAATGAGATTCAAGCCCTGTATGATCTTCTTGGCCTGACGGAAGAAGAACGAGTGGCTATTTTTTTCGCTTCATAAGTAGGCAAATAGTCTACACTTTGGAAAGGATGAACCACAATGAATGAAGTAAGCCTGAAGCCGGTGATTGCAGAACTTGAAGATTTGTTTTCAAAGTTCAACGCCCGGTTCTTCGCTGACAAGCTGGAAAAGCCCGTGATCACCGTTTCCCCGGATCATACCCGTGGGGCCTATGGATGGTGTACCGGCTGGAAGGCTTGGAAGGCTGGCGAGGATAACGGCCACTATGAAATCAATCTGTGCGCCGAATACCTGAACCGGCCCTTTGAAGAAACCTGTGGAACCTTGCTTCACGAAATGGTTCACCTTCAAAATCTTCAGGATGGTGTTCAGGACACTTCCCGTTCTGGCCTGTACCACAACAAGAAGTTCCGGGAAACCGCTGAAGCCCACGGCCTGACGGTGGAAAAAGGCGAAAAGTACGGTTGGCACAAAACCACCTTGAACCCGGAAGCCCTTGAATTTGTTCAGAGCCTTGGAAAGTCTGGCTTTTCCCTTGTTCGGCCAAGGATCACCGGCCTGAAGGGTTCCAGCAAGAAGAACACTTCCCGGAAGTATGTTTGCCCCTGTTGCGGGGCTATTATCCGGGCCACCAAAGAAGTTCATGTGATCTGCGCTGACTGTGATTGTGAATTTCAGGAGGAAATCTAAATGAATGTGAAGCTGACCAAGCGGAAGGCTTGGGAACTGATCAGCCGGATTCACCCCCGGCTGAATATCAAGCAGGAAGCCACCCCGTCTGATGTGGCAATCTTCAAGGCTTCCACCGGCCCGGAGGGGCTGGAAATCCGGTGTGAAAACGACTGGTTCAACCACAATGGCCGGATCAAGCTGACCATTGGCAATGTGGATGGCGGAACCCCCATTATCCGCTATTACCACCCTGACACCCTGAACCGGGATTATTTGGCGGAACAGGCCGAAAAGGAAGATGAAGCCAAGCAAGCCCGAAAAGATTGGGTTCAGACCCTTGGGTCGGAACTGGCCCACAAGCTGGTTGATCAGTATTGGGAGGGTTGAAGACGTATGCACCTAATACCCTCCCAACCTGAATATTGGGTTCTGTCCCTTTCAGGCGGCAAAGATTCCACGGCCCTTGGCCTTGAATGGCTGAAGCGCCACCAGCAAGACCCGGTTACATATCCCATTCATGAAGTCATTTATTGTGACACTGGAATGGAGTTTCCCGCAATGGTTGAGCATATCAACCGCCTTGAACAGATTTTCACCGGAGCCGGGATTAAGTTCACACGATTGAAAGGTGAAAAATCTTTTGAATACTGGATGTTTGAGTATCAGCCAAAGAAAAAGAACCCTGAACTTCAGCATTTGAAGGGAAAAAGTTGGCCCACTTCAAAAGTTCGTTGGTGTACCGGTGAATTAAAGCAAAACGTTGTTTCCCGCTATTTCAAGCAACTTCGGAAGCAGAAGATGGTGATTCAGCTTGTGGCCCTTGCCGCTGATGAAGAATACCGGCTTGAACGGAAAAACAATCAAGACCCCAACCACCGCCACCCTTTAATTGATTGGGGTTGGGCTGAAGCGGATTGTTTGCGGTATTGCTATGAAGCGGGATTTGATTGGGGTGGATTATATGAATTATTTCGCCGCCCGTCCTGTTGGTGCTGTCCACTTCAGCCATTAGATGAACTTCGGAAGCTACGAAAACATTTCCCTGATTTATGGGAAAAGTTGTTGGATATGGAACACCACACTTGGAACACATTCAAAGAATTCTATACGGTTGATCAATTAGAAATCCGCTTTGCCTTTGAGGAAGAACGGCTTGCCGCTGGCCTTCCGATTAACCGAACCCGTGAATTTATGTCAGCACTTCGGAAACGGCTTGAAGAAGCTGGTTTTCCACAAAAAACAAATAGGAGGTTATAAGCGTGAACACTTTTGCAGAGCGTTTGAAGTACGCAATGGAACAGGCCGACATGAGCCAATCCGCCCTTTCCGAGAAGGCCGGGGCTTCCAAGGCCGCAATCAGTCAGTATCTTTCCGGGAAGAACACCCCCAGCGTGAACAAGATCAAGGCGCTGGCCGATGCCACCGGCGTTACCTTTGATTTTCTGATGGGCTATGGAGCCGCCCCGGTGAAGGATGCCCCGCCCCCGGTGAAGAAGATCAGCGTGAAGGAAGCGGCCCGGTGTATGGGCAAATCTGATCAGTTTGTGCGGATTGGCCTTCAGCGTGGGCTTCTTCCCTTCGGCAATGCGGTTCCCGGTACCGGGAACAACTGGAATTACTACATTAACCCCACCAAGTTCAGGGAGTATGTGGGCGCTGAAGCGTTCAACAGCTTCTTTGGTTTGACCGCATGATTACGCTGTTCCAGCACCAACAAAAGGCCCTTGACCTGACGGAAGGCCACAACCGATGCGCCTATTACCTTGATATGGGCCTTGGGAAAACTTTTGTTGGTTCAGAGAAAATGAAGGAACTGAACACCCGGATCAATCTTGTGGTGTGTCAGTGTTCAAAGGTTTCTGATTGGATTGAACATTTTCAAGCCCACTACACCCGGAACTGTGTTTTTGACCTGACCAACCCCAAAATCTTCAAATTCTTCATGGAACAGGTTCAGTGTGAAGTTCCAACCCTGATGATTGGCGTGATCAACTATGAACTGACTTTCAGGCGGAAGATTTTGAAAACCCTTTCCGGGTTTACGCTGATGCTTGATGAAAGTTCCCTGATCCAGAATGAGAACGCCAAGCGGTCAAAGTTCATTCTTGGCCTGAAGCCTGACAATGTGATCCTTCTTTCCGGCACCCCTACCGGGGGCAAATATGAAAAGCTGTGGAGCCAATGCCGCCTTTTGGGATGGAACATATCAAAGGAACTGTTTTGGAAGCAGTACATTGAAACGGAATGGGTTGAAGAAGATGGGTTCTGGCGGCAGAAAATCACCGGTTACAAAAATGTTGACCGGCTGAAAAAGAAGCTGGCCGAACATGGGGCTGTGTTCATGACCACCACAGATGCCGGGATTGACCTTCCCGAAAAAACCATGATCCCGGTGAGAATGCCCCCGGCAAAGGAATATTGGAAGTTCTGGCGGGAACGGGTTGTGAGTATCAACACAACCACCCTTCAGGAATTTGAACTGGATTCAGATTTTTGGGGTTCCAATGAAGATGCCGAAAAAGAATTGATTGGTGACACCAGTTTAACCCGCCGCCTGTATGCCCGTCAGCTTTGCGGCCTGTATAACCCGAACCGGTATAAAGCCTTCCGGGATTTGGTGGAGAGTACAGAAGATCGCCTGATTGTGTTCTATAACTTCACGGAAGAAATGGAGCGGATGAAGGGGATGGTGAAAGCCATGAACCGCCCTGTTTCCATCCTATCCGGTGAAGTGAAGGATTTAGGCGCTTACAACTTCCATTCCAATTCTGTGACCTTCATTCAGTATCAGGCCGGGGCAATGGGCGGCAACTTCCAAAAGGCCAACAAGATCATTTATTTCAGCCTTCCCCAAGGTTGGGAACTGTGGGAGCAATCCCAAAAGAGAATTCACCGGATCGGTCAAAATCGCCCTTGCTTCTATTACTGGATGATCTGTCCGGGAACGGTGGAAGAAGATATTTATTCCACCCTTCAAATGAGAAAGGACTATAACGATGAACTGTTCAGAAAATACGAGGAAGGCCACCCAGAGAGCTAAACGGAACCAATGGTTCCGCAGAATGTTCACCGTGGCCCTTCTGATGGGGCTGGTGGTTGGTTTCTTCCTTGGCCGGTTCACGGCCCATGCCTTCGGCAGAACTACGGCAGAGCCGGACACCGAGCCTTTCCAAACGGTTGACATTCAGCCCACCCAAACTGTGATCCCCACCCCGGAAGGTTCTTTGGAACCTGTGGAGCCGGAACCGGTGTATTTGGGAGAATTCAGGGTAACGGCTTACTGTGCTTGTGAAATCTGCTGTGGGCAATGGGCAGAGAACCGCCCCAATGGGATTGTGTACGGGGCTTCCGGTGAACCGCTGGTTGCTGGTGTTTCCTGTGCTTCCCCGTTGCCCTTCGGAACCGTGTTAGAGGTTGAAGGGGTTGGAACCTACATAGTACAGGACAGAACCGCTTCTTGGGTGGTGGACAAGTACGGGGAAAACCTTGTGGATATTTACTTTGACGATCACCAAGCCGCCCTTGAATTTGGGCTTCAATATCACGATGTTTACATGAAAGAAGGTGCAGACAATGACCAAATGTGAAAATCCGTGTCCCTTTGGCAAGTTTGATGGGTGTTGCAATTTCTGCCCGGATCGGGCTTCCTGTGCTGATGGTTGCCCGGAAAACCCGGAGAAATGCGGACAAGCCAAGTTCGATGAAGAAGCAGGGCTTCAGGCTTTCCAGCAATCCCAGCTTGCCACCCTGAACGCTATTGCTTCGCTGACTGTCCACAAGAAGGCCATTGAAGAACAGGAAAAGGCCATGAAAGCGGCCCTGTATGATGCCATGATGAAGTTTGGCGTGAAGAAGTTTGAAAGTGATGTGTTGAACCTGACCTTGGTTGCACCAAGCAATTCCACCGCTATTGATTCCGCCAAGCTGAAGAAAAAATATCCCGCTATTGCGGCGGAATGTTCTAAACCTAACCCCAAGGCCGGTTATGTAAAAATCACACTGAAGGATGGTGGAAAGTGATGAAGAAAATTGTTTCGTTGGTTCTGGCATTGCTTTTGGCGGTCAGCCTGTGCGCCTGTACTGAAGCAAGCCAAGTGAACCACAACATCAATCAGGCGGCAGACAATTTCAATGTAACCCGCCGCTTGGAGGTTATCAACGCCCGGACAGATACCCCGCTTTTTGAGTTGATCGGAAACTTTTCACTGTCTAACAATTCTGAAAATGAATTGGTTGTAACCGTGGAATTGGAAAATGGAACCTACAAAAAGCATTATGTGTATCTGAACGAATACACCATGTATGTTGTCGAGGATTTGAGCGGTTCCGATGTTTCCCCCTATCACTATGAAATCAATGTTTTGCCTGAACAGTTCCAAGTGTTTGAACTGATCCGTGAGCCTTAAAGGATGGTGAACCCCTATGGCAAGGGATGAAGTTTGGGACGCATTGCGGGAACACGCCCGACAAAATCACAAAGACCGGGTTTCCAAGAACCCTGACCGGATCGCCTATGCTATCCAGCAGTTTGAAGCCCACGGGATTGAATACCAGTTAAAGAACCCGCAGACCGGCCATTTCCATTGCTGGCGGAAGTCTGATGATCAACTGTTTCAGTTCTACGCTGGAACCGGCAAGATTCAGGGCCTTCAAACCCGTGGCATTCACAACCTGATCAAGATTTTGGAGGGGTGAGCCGATGGACGATGAAATTAGACTGATGTACCCACCGAAAGGGAAGCGCCGTCACCAGTATTGCCGATTGGAGCGTAACGGGAAAGAAATGTGGCTTGATTTAACTGCATTGCGCCTTTGCACTTCCAATGAAAGCGCCCCAGTTTATACGCTGGATGGTGAAAAGCTGGTGTTTGACCACTTTGAACGGGCCGGGGCGCTTCACCAAGAAGGGGTGTACTGATGGCCGGTGAAAAGAACTTTGAAAACCGCTTGAAGAAGTGGTTGGAGTGTGAAGGGATTTATCCCTTGGGCCACCCGAAAGACCAAATGCCCGTTGCCCCCTGTGGGTATTGGGAAAAGCGTTGGGGCGGTGGAAGGTATGTGAAAAGCGGCCTTCCTGATATGCGGATTGTGGTGAATGGGATAGCCTTTGAAGTGGAATTGAAGGCCACCAACGGAACCCCTTCAGAACTGCAAAAGCGCAATATCCGCCAAATCAATGACAGCGGCGGAATGGCAATGGTGCTTTACCCGGAAGGGTTTGACACATTCAAAGCCATGATAAAGGGGGTGAAATCATGCCCACAAGATGTTCCCATAGCCGGGTTGAGAGTTTCAACCGTTGCCCTTTCAAATACTTCTTGCGATATGTTGAGGGATTAGACACGATCCCGAACATGGAGCCGGACAACGCCCTGATTTTGGGGACGGCCCTTCACACTGGAATTGAAGAAGGCGTGGATCAGGCTTTGGAGTTCTACACCAACAGCTTTCCCATTCTGACGGATGACCACATTCACGAAATGATGAAGCTGGAAGCCCTGATTCCCAAGGCAAAGGCCCTGTTGCCACCGGGCGGAACCTTTGAACTTCCCATTGGCAATTCTGACTTCATCGGGTTCATGGATTATCTGGCCCCGGTGGATGAAGGAACCTTCGATTTGTACGACTTCAAATATTCCAGCAATTCCAAAAGCTACATGGTTTCCGGTCAGTTGCATGAATACAAGTATTTCTATGAACTGACCCACCCCGGACACCGGATCAGGAATATGTATTTTCTGTTTGTCCCCAAAGTGAAGATCAGGCAGAAGAAAACAGAAACCTTGGCCCAATTCCGGGATAGGTTGCGGGAAGCCCTGAACGGGGCTGAACCGTGGCTTGAACAGGTTCCCTTCAATCTTTACAAGGTTGTGGATTTCCTGACCGATGTAAAACACATGGTTGAAGAAACCGAGTTTCCCAAGAACCCGAACCACTTTTGCGGGTGGTGTGAGTATGAAGAATATTGTCAGAAAGGATGGGATTATATGATTCTCCCCAAAAATGAACGGCGCAATTTGAACGCCACCAAGAAGAAGGTTGTGTGGATTTATGGCGCACCCTTCAGCGGCAAGACCTTCTTTGCCAACCAGTTTCCTGATCCCCTGATGCTGAATACGGATGGCAACATCAAGTTTGTTGATGCCCCCTATATCGCAATCCGGGACACGGTGACGGTGGAAGGCCGGTTGACCAAGCGGCACTTGGCTTGGGAAGTTTTTTCCGATGCTGTGGCCGAACTGGAAAAGAAGCAGAACGATTTCAAAACCATTGTGGTTGACCTGTTGGAAGATACCTACGAGGCTTGCCGGGTGTATATCTGTGATCGGCAGGGCTGGAAACATGAAAGTGATGATTCCTTCCGGGCTTGGGATATGGTGACTTCTGAATTCCTGAACACCATCAAACGGCTGGTGGATTTGGACTATGAAAACATCATCCTGATCAGCCATGAGGACAGAAGCCGTGACCTGACCCGCAAGAGTGGTGACAAGATCAGTTCTATCCGCCCGAACCTTCGGGAAAAGGTTGCTAACAAGGTTGCTGGTATGGTTGACCTTGTGGCCCGGATTGTGGCGGATGATAATGACCGGGTTCTGTCCTTCAAGACTTCGGAAGTGATCTTTGGTGGTGGACGGCTGACTGTCCGCAATAAGGAAATCCCGCTGGATTATGAAGCCTTCTGTGAGGTCTACGAGGAAGCCAACCAGCGGGCCGCAGGAGCCATGAAACACGGCGGTAATACCCCATCTACCCCGGCACCGGAAACGGCTGACAGCGGCGAACAGCGGCCCACCAGAAGGGGGCGGAAGCCCAAAGAGGAAGAAGCCCCGGCCCCTGACCCGGAAGCCGTGGAAGATGCTGACCGGGCGGCGGCTGGTGATCCTGACATTCCGCAGGAACAGACCGAGCCGGAAGTCCTTCCCAAATGCCCTGACGGGGATCGGATTTTTGCCCAGCACAACGAAAACCCGGAAATCCCCCTTTGCCCCAACATTGATGCCGGCCACCATTGCCACAAGGAAGGCGGCCCCGATGCTTGCCCCCTGTGGGATCGCCCCAAGACCGAGGAACAGGAACCCGCACCCATGATGGATGTGAACCCGCCCCGGCGCACCCGGAAGAAGCGTGATGCCTGATGAAGATTGATCCTTGCCCTTGTGTGGTCAGCCTGAAAGATGGTTCGGTTCACACGCTGTTTGAGTTCCGCCACTTCTTGGAACTGGTGGAAGATTGCATGGGCTATGATGCCGCCAAATGGTTAAGAACCCATGTAGAACAGGCGGAAAAGGCCGCTGATTATACCCAAGCCAAGGTTGATACCGATTTGACCGCTTATGAAAGCGATTTGGAAAGCAACCGCAGAGCCTTTCAGGATATTCAGACAGAAGCCGCCGCAATTACCCAAGTTCTTCAAGGGAAGCGGGTTGATCGTCAAAAAATCGCCCATTCCGTGAGGGAAATAGGAAAGATCATTTCCAATCAGATTTAGGAGGTAAAGACTATGTGCGATTCCCTGAAGCAGTTCAAAGAGGAAATGGAAAAGTTGGGACTTTTCCGCAAGATCACCGTTGCCGCCAACCTGATCCCCCCCCCGCCCGGTGTTGAGCCGGAAGCCCTGATTGCCATTCACAAGCTGGCCGCAAAAGAAGCCCTGACCATGTATGCCAACAAGCATGATGATTTCTGTGACCTGATGGCAGAAGCGGCTTTCGACAACCTGTTTGATACCATTCTGACGGATGATTTGTTCAAGCCGGTTGAGGGGTTCACCCCTACTGACGAGGAACGGGCCAAAATGGAGGAAGCAAAAGAAACCGCTAAAGCCCTTTCCGGCCTGTTCAACATTCTGAAGCGTTTCTAAAAATTACATTTTGGAGGTAAAAAACTATGGCACTCGATTTTTCCAAGATTGATAAGACCGTTGATCTGAAGGGCCTTCAGGCCGATGTGGAGGAAGCCAAGAAGAACGGCGGCGGGGATTTCCCCACCATTCCCGCTGGCAAGTATGAAGTGAGGGTGGAAACCTTGGAGGTTAAAGGCACCAAGGCTGATGGCCGTCCTATGCTGTCTGTGTCTTTCAAGATTCTGTCCGGTGAGTACAAGAACCAGCGGATTTTTATGAACCGGGTTCTGTACGGCACCAAGAACGACAAGAACATGATTGCTTCCGCAATCGGGTTCCTTGAAAAGCTGGATTCCGGTGTTCCTATCAGCTTCAACGGCTATGAGCCTTTCCGTCAGTTGGTGCTTGATGTGGCGGAAGCCATTGATGGCAAACTGGAATATGCGATTGATTACGATGATACCCGCTTCAATTCTGTTTCCATTGATGAAGTTTTTGAAGTTGAGGATTGAAAACCAGCGCAAATTTTTTTACAATGTATGTAGGCAAAAAGTCTACAAGCAAAGTGAAAAATTTGAACCTTAACTTTCAAAAATGCCGGGGCAAGCGCCCCGGTTGGCCCCAAGGTGAAGCCTTCCCGTGGCGGGGCTGTTTCCACCAATTCACCAAGAATTTCAGAAAGTGGGTGACACGATGATCTTCTATGATTTTGAGGTTTTCGCTTATGATTGGTTGGTTGTTCTGATCGACCTGAACGCCAAAGAGGAAACCGTGATCATCAATGACCCTGAAAAATTGAAAGGCTTCTATGAGAAGCAGAAAGGGACGATTTGGGCCGGTTACAATAGCCGCAACTATGACCAGTACATTTTGAAAGGTATCTTGTGCGGGTTCAACCCCAAACAGGTGAACGACTGGATCATTTTGCAGGATAAGCCCGGTTACAGATTTTCCAGCCTGTTCAGGAACTTCCCCCTGATCAACTATGATGTGATGCCCAATCCACCTATCAGCTTAAAGGCGCTGGAAGCCTTCATGGGGCATTCCATCAAAGAAACCACGGTTCCCTTCGATATTAACCGGCCCTTGACGGAAGAAGAACTGGCCGAAACTGTCAAATATTGCCGCCATGATGTGGAAGAAACCGTGGAAGTGTGGTTGCGGCGCAAGGCTGATGAATTCGATGCCCAAATGTCACTTGTGAAAACCTTCAACCTTCCCATATCCGATATTGGCCGAACCAAAGCCCAGCTTTCGGCCAAAATCCTTGGAGCCATTCAGCGGGATCACAATGATGAATTTGAAATTGAATTTCCTGACACCTTGCGGATTGAACGCTATACAGAGGTTTTGAACTGGTATAAAAATCCGCTGAACCGGGACTATTCCAAATCTCTTGAAATTGATGTGGCCGGTGTTCCCCATGTATTCGCTTGGGGTGGGCTTCACGGGGCCATTACCAAGTATTTTGGGGAAGGATGGTATATCAATGTTGATGTGGCGTCCTATTACCCTTCCTTAATGTTGCGGTATGGGTGGATCAGCCGGAATGTTGCAGACCCGGCCAAGTATGATGAAATCTACCACACCCGCCTGAAGCTGAAGGCGGAAAAGAACCCCATGCAACAACCTTATAAAATCGTTCTGAACAGCACCTATGGAGCCATGAAGGATCGCCACAATGCCATGTATGATCCCCGGCAAGCAAACAATGTGTGTGTTGGCGGTCAGCTTCTTTTGCTTGACCTGATAGAGCGGTTGGAAGATCACTGTGACATTATCCAAAGCAACACCGATGGTATCTTGATCAAATTGCGGTGCTATGAAGATTTTGATTTGATTGATGATATTTGTTGGGAATGGGAAGAAAGAACTGGAATGCGGCTGGAATTTGATGAATTCCAAAAGGTTTTTCAGAAAGATGTGAACAACTATCTGATTGTTCCCGCTGGCCCGTTGCTGGATGAAAAGGGGAAGCCCCGTTGGAAATGCAAGGGGGCCTATGTAAAGAAACTGTCTGATCTTGATTATGATTTGCCCATTGTCAACCAAGCCATTATTTCTTTCTTCCTGTATGGCACCAAGCCGGAAGAAACCATTGGAAACTGCAATTCCCTTCGGGATTTTCAGAAGGTGGTGAAGGTTTCCAGCAAATACAAATATGCGCTTTATTCCCCGGTGATCATGATGGAAAAAATCAGGGATGAAAAAGGCCGTTCAAAGACTGTGAAAAGGTTCAGGGGCGGTGAAGTTCAGACAGATAAAACCTTCCGGGTGTTTGCGTCCAAGGATCATTCCAAAGGGGGCTTGTTCAAGGTTTCCGGGAAGGTGGTCAAAGGACGGCAGAAGAACCCGGAACAGTTCGCCAACACCCCGGAACATTGCTTCTTTATCAATGACGATGTGACCGGCCTTCCTATTCCTGACGAACTGGACAAGCAATATTACATTGATACGGCTTGGAGCCGTTTAGCCGATTTTGGAGTTGACAAAGAAGGGGGGGGGGATTTGAGCAATGCAACTGTTCCGGGGCTATGTTCCAACCAAAGACAAACAATGCCTTGAACGGTTCAAAGGGCGGAAACGGTTGAACCGCCTTGAAGATGTTCAAGACCTTGACGAATACGCCGGAATTCTTGGGGAAGAAACCATTTTGATTGATGTGGACGATGGGGAAACCAGTGATCTTCTGTTCCAAATCGTCAAAGACCTTTCCTTGAAATGCCGGGTGTATAAGACCACACGGGGAAAACACTTCTTGTTCCGTAACCCGGAAGGGCTGGTGGAAAAAAGCTGGACAAAACAGACCTTGGCCCTTGGGATTGTGTCAGATGCCAAGGTGGGCAGGAATAACAGCTATTCGGTTTTGAAGTTCCAAGGTGTTGAACGGCCCATTCTGTACGATTGGCCGGAAGATGAAATTCAAGACCTTCCCAAATGGTTGACCCCTGTAAAAACCAGCATGAAGTTCTTGGATATGAGAGCCGGGGACGGGCGAAATCAAGCCTTGTTCAACTATATTCTGACCCTTCAAAGCGAGGATTTCACCAAGGAAGAAGCCCGTGAAACTATCCGGCTGATCAATCGCTATGTGCTGGATGAACCCCTTTCAGATAGGGAACTTGAAACGATTCTTCGGGATGAAGCCTTCAAAAAGCCCATTTTCTTCAAAGATAAAACCTTCCTGTTTGATAAGTTTGCGGTGTACCTGAAGAACAACAACCATATTGTGAAGATCAATAACCAGCTTCACATTTACCGGGATGGTATCTATGTTCCCGGTGCTATGGAGATTGAAGCCCAAATGATCAAGCATATTCCGAACCTGAAGCGGGCGCACCGGTCAGAAGTCTTGGCCTATTTGGAAGTTATGTTTCAAACAGAGGGTGAAACCAAGGCCACCAACCCGAACATCATTGCTTTCAGCAATGGCCTATTCAATATCCGGGATGGTTCCTTTACTGACTTCACCCCGGAAATCGTGATCACCAATAAGATCCCGTGGCCCTACAACCCCGCCGCCTATTCTGAATTGCTGGATCACACCCTTGACCGGCTGGCTTGTAATGATCCTGAAGTTCGGGCCTTGTTGGAAGAAATGGTGGGGTATTGCCTTTACAGGCGCAATGAACTTGGTAAAGCCTTCATCCTGATTGGCGATAAGAGCAACGGCAAATCTACCTTCCTTCATGTGGTCAAAAATATGTTGGGGGATCGCAATATTGCTTCCCTTGACTTAAAAGAACTTGGGGACAGGTTCAAAACCGCTGAACTGTTCGGGAAACTGGCGAACATTGGTGATGATATTGGGGATGAATTCATTGCCAATGCGTCAGTGTTCAAAAAGCTGGTTACAGGTGATCGGGTGAATGTGGAGCGCAAAGGACAAGACCCCTTCGAGTTCAACAACTATGCCAAGTTCCTGTTCAGCGCCAACAACATCCCCCGCATGAAGGATAAAACCGGAGCCGTTCAAAGGCGGTTGGTGATTGTCCCCTTCGATGCCAAGTTCACCCCGGCTGATCCCGATTTCCGGCCCTTCATCAAGGATGAACTTTGTGAACAAGAACCAATGGAATACTTGATTCTTTTGGGCCTGAAGGCATTGTGCCGGGTTCTGATGAATGCCCAATTCACCACTTCTACCAGAGTTCAGGGGCAGTTGGACGAATACGAACAGAACAACAACCCCATTATTGGTTTCATTAAAGAAGTTGGCCTTGAAGGGATTGAAAATGAACCCACAAAGACAGTTTACCGAAAATACAAAGAATACTGCATTTCCAATAACTTTCAGGCGCTTTCCAATATCGAATTTTCACGGCAAATCACCAAACGCTGTGGATTCATTATCGTTGATAAGTGGATCAGCCGCCTTGGAAAATGCCGGGTATTTGTGTCTGGAAAGGAAGGTGATTCATAATGGCCGGTTCCAAAAAAGTATTCACCACTCTTGGAAGTTCCAACCATGCGCTTGAAAATCGGGAAGCCTTTGACTACTACGCCACCGATCCGAAGGCCGTGGAAATGCTGTTGGAGCTGGAACAGTTTGCCCCGGTGATTTGGGAACCGGCCTGTGGTGAAGGCCACATTTCCAAGGTTCTTCAGGCCCACGGCTATGAAGTGATCAGCACTGATCTTGTTTACCGGGGGTTTGGTGATCCTGAACCGCTGGACTTCCTGACAGAAACCTTGGATGGGTTTGAAGGCGATATTATCACAAATCCCCCATATTCAGCGGGGCTTGAATTTGTTCAAAGGGCGCTTGAAAGCGTCCGCCCCGGTGGAAAAGTGGCAATGTTCCTGAAGGTTCAGTTTTTGGAGGGGCAAAAGCGGGGAGCCTTTTTCAAAGATACCCCCCCCCGAACTGTCTACATATCCCGTTCAAGGATTTCTTGTGCCAAGAATG